ATCCAGTGCTGGCAGCTAGGATCGCATCGTCCAACATACCTACACCCCCGCGGCGGGCACGACGACGACCACCCGCTAGCGTATTGTTACCTCCGCGATTGGCCATGACACCGCAGTCCTTGGACGTATCCGACTTCCATGAGGCATTGCCCGCGTTCGAGCCGCTGGCGCTTCCCAAAATAGAACCACTGAATCCATAACCACCTCCACGACGCGCTGCTTTCTTAGTGCGAGCCATTTGTATTTGAATGAGATTCTATTACAGGTGTCCATGTTCCATCAGCGTTCTTCTGGCATTCAAGAACGAACTTCCTACCCATTGCACGAAGAGCCTTTGACAGCGCCAGAGTTTTGACGCGGAGATACCCACCTGCTGATACAGAATACACATCTGGAACATCTGTTGCGACAATCTCATAACAATTTGATTCAAGAAGAACGGGCACGACCGAAGGGACAGTGGTAGCTTCAACAACTGAATAAACACCCTTTTCACCAGGCGAATCTGTATAGTACTCGTATCCCCGAGCAGATGCAGATACGTCCCGAAGAGCGACTCTCCGGCTTTCAAAGGCTTGGCAGGGAGTATAGACGGCTGGGATCGCATTCCGGAGAAAGGTTGCTCGATCAGCAAAGTTCATCTTTTCAAACATCCGAGTTCCGTTCCACAGCCACACATCAGCAATAAAGATATGCGTACCCGTATATTCTATACGAAAAATTGTATCTTCGTAGCACCGTTCATCCCACACAAGACGCAGGATTTGCGGCTGTGCATCCTCTCTCCGAGGAATCCAAAGCGAGACCGGTTTTGACTGCTCGTCACGAGTCAGACACAACCAACCTGGAGTACCAACACCCTGCGGAACCTTTACTGCAAACTCGGAGGGAACTTTCCCCTGCCGAGTCATCCTGATCGCGGGATCCCATTTGTACGTTGTTCGTAGTCGGTTCATGGTATAATCTATATATGCACGCTCTGTCAAAATCACTTTGTCTGACGTGTCTCCATCGGAGGCGGGAGCTCCATGCGCGGCGCAGGATTTGAGGGCTGGGGATCGGAGGCTGCTCGTATGTCGGTACCTGAACCGCCGGTGGCGGGGGAGGCGGGGGGGAGGGAATAAACTGCTGCGGCGGGGCAGGGCGCTCGCGCTCTACATAGACGACACGGGGCTTCGGGGGCTGAATCAGGCGCGATACCCAGAACACGCTAACGTGCAGACAGACAATCACTGCGACAGTGGCAAAGGCGAGATAGACGATATCGGTCAGTTCCATTGTTAGCTTGAACGATTTGGAAAGCCGTCGGCATTACGCGGCTGCCACGAAGAGATCGTCGTTCTCTGACCACATGTTCTTGTTGTAGATCTTGACTCGGACTGTCTCCTGATTATGGATAACCGATAGATGATGGGGATAGGGATGGGATACCCTCTCTAGACACCCTCCTTCGCGAGGGAGGTACGACCAGCACTTTTTTTCGTGTGTGTCGAGGACGTGGGAACCGGACCAAACGAAGGTGGATGTGTAATCCTTCTTCGGCTGGGGGAGGGCATAGGGATACTTTTCGAGCGAGACGAGGCGATACATTGTATTCCTAGACGGCCACCACTTAAACGTACATCAACGCAAGAGTCACCGCGAAAAAGAGGGAAGCATGGAGCATGATACCAAACCCAGTTGGCGTCCCCTCCTCTGTCACGCGCATAGAGCTGTAAGGTCCCAGGACACTCATAATCAGTGAATCCACCACCGAAAAGGTAATGGGATTCGCCAAGATGAAAAACAATAGAGCCTGGAACGCCGAGATCTGAATCTTATGAGAATGGCCAAGAACAGCCATACCTATCTATTGTCTTGAAGAGAAGGAATTTTTCGTTGCTTCGATCGTTTCCATCCATTGCGGGATCTTGTGCATGTTGGCTGCAATGTCATTCTCGTTTCGCCGAGCAGGCTCGGTCGTATTCAGCGCCTCGGTCACAAATAGAACGGCTGTAATTAGGTAAGTCTTGTTCTTTGACCAGCGCAGGCAGTAGAGCTTGAACAGGGCTTCCACATACATATTTCCCTGCGCGCGAATGGCTTCCCAGAACATCCAGTGCAGGTGCTTGGCATACTTGGACTCTATATAGGGATTCCGTCGCTCGGCACACTCAAATGCACGTTTTGTCTGCTTCTTCTTTTCCGTAGCAAACCGCATAATCCAGGACAACCAGTACAGTGCGCGCTGGGTATCTTTGGTCTGGATCGCAAAACAGAACTCGTTGAACGGAATCCCCACTTCGTACGGATCATTCTCCTTCAGAAAAGGTGTTCCAGCATGCTGGGTGGTCGCGCGCAAATTCTCACGCACTGTTGTTTCCTGGAAATCGTGTTCAGGCTTTATGACAGGCAGAGTCACTGTCTTCTGCTTCTTGGCAATAGCAAGAACCGTTGCAGTTTCGCATACGAGATTCCGGGCATCTTCGCGATTGCGGATACTCGTCATATTGCTTACCGAGAAGCCGCGCTCAATCACTCCAAACCGCTCATACTGCGCGGTGAGGTAGGTAAAGATATTGGGGCAGGAGCGATGAATGTATAGAGATGCGCTCTCGAACAGTGTATCCCACAGAGAATGAACAAGACCCGAGCACAGAAGCTCTAGACTCCAGTAACACGCATAATCGGCATGACCTAGCTGAATACTTTCAAGTAGGGATTTGTTCGCAAGTTTTCGGGAATGACCCGAGAAGGTAAAATGTTGAAAATCAGCGACAGATCGGCTGTCGTTGATAGCCGCCATTCGTATTGTCTGTGGCAAAGCCTTTCATCTACATCTGCAGACGCAGACGCCCCGACTACTTCGTAAAATAGACGAGGTACTGATACTCGTATCCAACAGGTGTCATATCCACCATTTCGTGGCGAGAAAAGCCCGCTGAGCGGACAATATCCAGCATTGCACTGACTGTTGGCATGTGTAGGCGATGGATGTTCTCCCGGTACGACGGTGGATTCTTGAACTCAAACACTTCTTCAAACCGCGCATCGTCCTCTCCGGGCTCTTTGATGAAACGGCTCTTGTACTTGAATTTGTCGAAGAAGATGTCTGAATCAATCACACGCTCGCTACTGTACTTCTGAACCGAGAAGGCAGCAAAAGGCGAGGCCGCATCAAGAATAGGGTCAAACTTTCCAGGATCCACCAGGTGGAGGATAAGAACACCGCCCGGACGCAACCACGAGTAAATATTATCTAGAACCATCTTTTGATTGCGGAACTGGTAGATGGAGAAGTAGAGCATCATGGCGTGAGAGAACGACTTCGGGGGAAACGTCTCTACCCGCGTAACATCACCCTTGTAGAATCGTCCGCCCTTGCACTTCGCGCGCGCCTTCTTCAACATCTGTTCAGACGTATCTACACCTACCAGATCAATATCCTCCCTGCACATCCAGTCGGCATGCGGCGATGTCCCAGAGCATACGTCAAGAACCTTTACCTCCTTCTTCGGCCAGTCGTGAAGACCGTATTCCTTGATAGACGCCTTCTCAAACGAGACCCGTTCAGGGATCGTGAAGAGCTTGTCATACACGTTCGCATAAAACTCATCGTAGATTTCATCAAAGTCCTCGTGTGATTTGGACGGCAGTCCCTCCTCCCGCTTATTATCAAACATCTCACGGTCAGCTTTCCACGTGTGATACACTATCAGTATGGCGAGGACAGTGAGACCTATGACCCAGTATGCTAAATAAGTCTCCATTCCTCTCTTGTACCTATGTAAGAAATGTGGGAGAGCCTTCCAATCCAACGGAAAGCCACTGCCCCAGACACCAGATACTCAATGATTACGCGAACCCACAAGTATCAACCGCATCCTGACGTAGCTGTAGCAGAATGGAAGGATGTTCCGGCACAGCTTCAGGCATGGTGTATGTCCGTCTGGGAAGACGAATTCAAACTTCGCCGATGCCCAGCGAGCCCAGGCGATATCCTGGCATGGATCCCGCGAAAGGGTATGATCTTGGCAAAGTATGGCAGGTGGATAGGAACATCTCAGTCGGTGCGTGCCGTCTATGTCTCCCACAACGTTGTCATGAACGACTGTCGCGGCGAAGGTCTGTCCGGACAACTTATACTGACAATGTGCCATGCTTGCACAGAGAAGTGGGGGCCGATACCATTCATGTTTGAGCTGGAGTATGTCCCGGCAAGTTTGTGGCGGGTTCCGCCGTTCTTGCGCTTTTCGTACGTATGGGTTCCCTTCCTGAATATTCAGATTCCTCCCAAATGGAAACCCTCGACCCACGACTCCTTGGCAGGATATCAGGGGTTTCATACGGCTGACTGGACAGGATACCAGTGCTTTGAACATAACAGTATGAAGATCGTGCTCGATCCACATAACGATATCATCTACTACGATGACTATGCTAGTCTTTTGACGTTTGATGCTCTTCCACTCACAGGGGCATACTGCCGTGTCTTTTCTCCGTTTGGAACGATATCTGTCCTCGTGGAAAATCTTCGTTTCGCGGCAAATCCCGGATTCAAGCATTTTCTGCTTATCTGAGTGCGTACGGGCGAGGGGTGCTCTGATAGAATGCATACATGCTGCGTCCCTTGAGTGCAGCCAAGATCACAATCGCCAAAATGAGAAGGGCAATAAATACGTCCAGGACAATCTTGAACGAGGAGGGATACTTGGAAAAATAGGCAACAGCGGGATCAGGGCTCTCGTTAGATCCTATCGGTAGCTTCCGGTAGTCGGGGTTTGTGAGTTCAAGATATCGGTCATAGACTGACATCTTGTCCTTTTTCTCGTCTAGGATTCCGTTGAAAAACGAGAAGGTCTTCTGTAGAGAGCTTTTCATCGACGCCTGCTTGTCGCGAATCGTTGAGATAGAATCAGTGAATGTCCTACGCAGAGAATGCTCCTTCTCCAGATCCTGATACTGCTTGCGGTAGGCAGAGATGACCGGCTCCATCTTCTTATCAGAAATCCGCTTCTTCTCCTGAGCAGCCCAATCAGGACCATTCTTCAGGGAATAGTACTGGAACCTCGCCTGCTCATACCCTTCGGGGTCTTCATCTCGCGTCCGTGCAGCGCGTTCGAATGTCGTGTAAGCCTCCTGGATACGGCGCTCCTTCTCAATACTTTCCTGGGACATCTGGGGTTTCGCAGGGGGTGCCTCTTCTTCATTGATCTTCTGTTGAATTGCCTGTATCTGTGGCATATATTTCTGAGCGATCTGCTTTATCACTATTTCCTTGACTTGATCAGGAGCTTGAACAGCCTTGACCTTATCTATCGAAGTTTTCATCTCGCGTTTAAGATATTCTAGAGTCTCCTCGAGTCTTCCCATTATCCTACTACGGCAAAATAGAGTGAAGCCAGAAACCCTGAGATGAGCGCAAGGATCGCCACACCACTCGTTATCTCGGGAGACGTCACTGATCCGCCAAGCAGGAAAATTACAGCCACCACTGCCAGTGTAGCGATAATGATCTCCAGTGGGAGCATCTTCGCCTGGTACGACTTGCGCGTATCCTTTCCAAAGCTGATCATGCGGCGCAGATTCTCAGTCTCCTCGCGCGCGGGACCCAGATCACCATCATACTTAATCGCATCGCGCAGGACATCAATCGCCGTCTTACGTGTCAAACCCGACACTAGCTTTTCGTGCTGAAGCTTCAGGGTATCTCCCATCGAGTTGATGTTATTGTCCATCCGGTTATCATAGGGATTAACGCCCTGGAGAACTTTTTGGAGGTGCGACCCACCCATATCGTCCAGGCGCTGGAAGATGTTACCCGCCTCTCCGTTCTCCTGAGCCGTCATATACACCTGATTGCTTGACGGATTCACCGACAGTGTGCGCAGACCCGAAATGCTACGTCCCTCCATATCAGCAGGTTTGCATGATGTCGCCCTGTCATACGGCGCCTCGCAACGCTCTACCGCTCCCGATGATGCGTTGGTTGTATAGATGACCCGATTGTCAGTGGCAACTGCAACAGGAAGACGATTCTTGAGTCCTCGCAGATTCGTCCATCCGCCCTGTCCCGTCTGCGAACTCTTAAAAACATCCGTGCCATTAGCTGTCTGCGCAGCCGCATATACCGATCCTGAACTCGCAGCCACTACGCCACCTGCTCCAGATCCAGGGATGCTTATATCCACCCACGCGCTTGTGGTGCAGGGCTTCGCGCATCCCTTCTTGCCGACAAACAGGAATGAGTCTGTAAGATTGATTGTGGGATACTTTGGCATGCTACCCGGGACCTTGAGGATCTTCCAGCTACCGCCCCCAGAGACTGGGCGCATCGCAACCAGCGCACCAGGCAGCTCCTTCTTCGGTCCAGCCGGTGCCTTGATCTCAAGGGACAACTGACGAGACCCCGCAAACTTCTTAGACATCGTGTTTCCAGAAGAGTTGTTGTTGTAGATCACGTAGTAGAAGCCACCCGATCCCATGTTCGTAATGTTGACTGACGCCGACTGACCCTTCTCATCCTTCACTGTCAGGATGTACTTTCCACTGG